CTACTCGGCCTCTTTCTTTTGTCGTTCTATGTCTTCTCTGATCAGATCTTTCAGGTATCTGTTGACGCTCTCTTTTGTGTCTAGATATTCTAGAATGTCTGCGTCATGCTTTAGATGAAGCCTGAAGGTCTTGATCTTGTATGTCTTATCGCTCCACTTTTGGTTTGCTCTTTTTCTTGCCTCTGATACTGCCATCTTACTTCTCCTCCTTTATTTCATTGTCTAATCGCTCAGCTTCTATCACCAGGTCTTCTATGTGCGCCCAGTCTATGTCCTCTGGTGTACTTAGCGTCTTTATTATATCCAGAATTAATTTTGTTAGATTGCTTTCTTTTTCTTTGACTCTTTCTGATCTGTTGTCCTTTTCTGGCGCATAAAATATCCCGGTTTGCAGTGTCCTCACATCAACTTCCAAAGCTTCCGCTAGTCTATCAAGAGTGCGCATTGTAGCGTTTCTCGGGTCTTCACGCGTTAACGTGTAAATAGTATTTATTGGTACTCCGCTTTTTTCAGATAATTCGACAAGGCTAAGCCTCCTGCTTCTTGCTAGTGCTTTTACGTTCTTTCCGATTCCCATAGGTCTGTGTCCTCCTTAGTCTTCTATTATTTCCATGATTACGTCCAAGGCGTCCTCATCGCAATTGTGCTTGTATAGCCAGCTTTCTATTTCTTTTAGAGTCATCATGTGTCTATCGTAATACAATTGATCCAGCACTTCTTCCTTTAGTCTCATTGCTGCTTCTTCTCTAGTCATATTAAGCTTCCTCCTGTAGTGTTCTAATTTGGCGTTGTGATTCTTGAATCAATGTTTCATATACGTCTGCTTCGTAAGCTAATTTTCTGATTTTTCCGAAGTCAATGTCTCTTTCTTCTCTTTCGATTGCGTTTAGTTCGAATTGAATTTCCTTTGCGATTCTTGTTTGTTCTTCAATCCAGTTTTGAATTTGTGTTTCTAGTGTTTCGATGCATTCTGTGTTTGTCATTGTGTTCTATCTCTCTTTCTTTTTACACTCGCATTGTAATGTATTACAGTACATAAAGCAAGCAAAAAAACGAAAAATAAAGCAGAAAATAAAAAAGAAGGGAACGCTATTTTTCAAGCATTCCCTTGATCCGTTCCGATAGGTCTTTGACCTGTTCCTTTAGTGTAGCCACTTCTTTTTCTAGCTCGTTATGGCTTTCGAGTTTTTTCGCCAGGCTGTCGACCTTTTTGTCCATCTGTTCTACCTTGTAATCCAGCAATGCTGAATGTTTGGAGTTGCTAGTCCATGTTGCTAGGACTGAAGGTACTCCGACGCAAAGTCCGGATATAATCGCAACCAGAATTGTATCAGTCATTATTCTTCCTCGTTTACTTCTGGCAAACCTGCTAAGCTTGTTAGAATTGAGCATACACCTGCCACGACCGTTGTGCTTGCTGCGTACATCCAGTTTACGTCCGGAACGGCTGCTCCTACTGTGATAGAGGCTAGCGCTGTTTGAGCCATTGTCTTGATTGCTCGAACTCCTGCTGCTTCCCACCATGCTTTGTTTGTAAGTCTACTCATCCTCGTTACCTCCTACTAAAAAGGGCACGCCTTCTGGCATGCCTTCAATCACCTATACTATTCTAGAAACCGTTTCTGATGCGTTGATCAGAGTTCCGGCTGCTGATGTAACCCACGTTAGAGCGACCTTGTTTCCTGGTGCAGCTGGTGCTGCCTGAATGACAGCGGATACTGGAAGAGTGATCACGTTGTCTGCTGCGGTTGTTGTTACTTGTGCTACGGCTCCCGGAACTGCTGTTCCGTTGGCATAAAGTTGCACTTGATTTGTTCCCGCTGCAGTTGCTGAAATCACGAAGCTTCCATCCACTTTATACGTTCCAGGTTTTACGATCTCCAGAGCGTTTCCGTTTAGATTGACTCTGTTGTTTGTCCGAACCTGAACGGTTCCAGGTGGGATCGTTGCGCCTGCTGCTAGTGTTGCGCTTGTCGTGTTGACGACTTGGATCATGTTTCTACCTCTAGGCTACTGTAGCGCCTGTAGGGTAGTAAGTTCCGTATTGTGGGTAGTAAGGCGGATTTGTGTAATATCGTCCTAATTGGCTCAAAATGTTTTGAGTTTGTACGCTGTTTGAAATTGCCTGTAAGCTTTGATCATATTGAGTTTTCAAGGCATCATATTTGTCTTGCATCATTTGAGTCTTTAAGTTGCAGCAGCATTGTTCCATCTGGTGAGATAGGTTGTTAATGCTTTCCTGTACTCCTCCAAAACCTTGGCATAAAGAACTATTTACACCGTTGAAGCCATTCATCATGGCCATCTGCGTTGTGTTTGCGTTTTGCATTTGGTTCACGTTCATCTGGTTGATTAGCTGCGCGTTTTCGTATGCGTTTGAGCAGATTCCGTTTGTGATTCCGTCTAGCTTGCTAATAATAGCTTGTGTATCAAATCCGCGCTGAACCTCTGCCTGTGTGCCTTGCTGGTTGTTTCCCCAGGCTCCGCCGCCACCAAATCCAAAAATCAAAAAGAATAAAATTAGAATGATAATCCCGTTTCCTTCTAGAAAGCCATCTTTGTTTCCAGTTACAGAAGCGATATCAGATAATGATAAGTTGTCCATGTGTGTTCTCCTTTCTTATCTATCTTGATTTTGCAAAATCCTATTTTAGAAAGCCCTTGAACTGTTCCGCCATTTGTTTGGCTTGATCCAGTTGAGCCTGCGTAAATTTTCCGGAGGCCATCAGCTCGTTTAGAAGTTGCTGCGGGTCTTGCGTCCCTAGCATCTTTTTAAATTGCTGAAATTGTTGCAGCATGTTTCCGTTTCCTCCTGGTCTATTTTGAAGTAATGGATTCATGACAGTTGCCTCCTCTCGCGTTCTGTTCTACCTTTGAAAGCCATTCCTGGAATTCTGCCTTCGTTAGGTACTTGTCTTCCGGTTGATCTTCTTTCACTTCCTGGAAGCTATAAGCCTTGATCGTACAGAAGCCACTTGCGTCTGCTTGTTTCTGATAAAAAACAGGCTTGTTACTGTCCATTAAAATCACGGACTGATTTGGTCCTAGAGTGAAAGCTTTAGCACTTTCGATTCCGTTTACAAATTGAATCTGGTTCATTTGTTGGGTTGGTGCCTGCATCTGCGGCATCCCGAACTGCCCAGGTTGCGGCATGAAATTATTGAAATATGGTGTGTTCATTGTGTTCTACCTCTTTTCACCTATATTCTCTTATATTTTCATGTCTGGAACCGTCCCTCTTTTGTCCTTCTTTAGCTTGTAAAATCCGAAGGCCATATCTACCAAAAGGGCCCAGTAGTAGTCATTTAAATCTTTGACGGTTTCTTCGAATTCGTCTTTTGACATGCCTGCGTCCTGGTAGTGCCATTGCGAGTCTTGCGTTTTGCTTCTTAGCTGGTATACAACTTTTTTCTGTTTGTCGCTCAATCCTTGCTCCTCGATTAGAAAATGTGCAAAGTCTGGGCGTAGAGGTGTCTGGTATCTTCTATTTATTCTCCTGTTCATTGTGTTCTATTGCTGATCCTTTCTATTTAAATGTTCCGTATGGCTTTACGTTTACTCCTGCTGAATTTAATTCTCCGGCGGCCATCCATCGTCGTGTTCCGTCGCCACCAATCCAGCTGATCCACACGTAGCCTTCTCGACGAACGTACCCGTCATAGTTTACATGCTGCCCTTTGATATATGTTAGGCCTGTATCTTGTCCCTTTAGGCTTGGCGCGCGTCTGATCTTGATTGTACAAGCAGGGTAGAATGTAGCCTTTTCGTATACAAAGTCTGAAGGGATACCGTTTAGCACGGATGCTGATCCCGTAGAGGTCTGGCCTCCTTGATTGAATGGCACGTGACTTGAATCTGTCCAGTTTGCGAATGATCCTTTATTTAAAATCACAGTTCCGTCTGTTACGAATGCAAGGTCTGCGGACACGTTGTTTGGAAGGTGATAAGTGCCTTGTGCATTGCGGTCATAGCAGTGCGTAAATTTACCTTTTGCGACTTCCATGTGGCTGTGGTTTCCTGTAGCGTATCCCGTTGTCCCTTCGTCTCCGAATGTGTCGCCTTGCTTGAAGTATTTTACTTTCTTGATATCCTCGATATAGTTGTCGTGAATAAACATAAATGTGGCAAAGTTGATCGTTCCGTCTCTAAATAGAACTTTCTTGTCTGATTCTAGGAATACAGCATTTCCGTTTCTTGCCGAGTCGTAGGCTACTAGGTGGCAATCGCACGGTGCGATTGTTTCGTCAATTCCTGTGTCCTTTCCTGCATTGTCTAGGGCGTTAGTTCCTAGGTGTGTTCCTACGTTGTTTCCTTGAGTTACATTCATGTACTCCATCGGAAAGCCTAAAAGCTGATATCCGCCTTTTGTAAGTTTTTGTCCTTTTCTCATATTCTGGACCTCCTTCTATTTATGAAAAAGAAGAAGCTTTTTAGCTCCTTCTTATTTCCAGTGTTAGTATGTTTCTCCGGTGATTTCTTTATATTGATCAGCTGTGATGAATCCTTTTTCACAGAACTTTCTTACCTGCTTATCTGTATATAGCTTTAGATCGTAAAATCTTTTGATTTTTTCAAACATAAATTAAGCCTCGCTTTCTTCTAGAAGTGTATCTGTCATCATGGCCGTGTACATGACTTGTGCCTCAATCTTATCCTGTGCGGTTGCTTGTTGCTCTGGTTCTTTGATTGTTGGCCTTTCTCCTTCCGCGACTTCTACAACTTTACCGGCTACAAATTTATAGCAGTATCTTCCTTGTTCGTCTACTAATCCTTTTTCTAGATATTGGCTTTGTGCATGGGCGTATTTATCACCTTGACCTCGATCGATTTCTGTCATAGTTGACATTTCTTCTTCTGATAAGAAGATTTCTGAATTAATAGATGTGATGTATCCATCTTGTAAGGATACATATACTTTATATTCGTTCTCCATAGCTTCCTCCTAATAGATTTCTGCGTCAACATAGATTTTGGTTGAATTCATATCAATCCCTAAAGTTGTATCATGATATGGTGATGTGATACCGTCTAAATATACTTTTGCAAACTTTTTCACATGATTAACAGCTGTAGCATTTACATTTACTTTTAGCTTCTGTAGAGTGTTACCTCCGAAGAGTAAATTTGTATCATCATTATTTCCTGTAATTCCAATTGTTCCATCTGTACGTAATTTATCTAGATTCTCTAGGTGGACATAAATTTCGGTGTTAAATCTATAACCTGTCATACTTGAAGGTAGATACAAGAAGTATCTTTGGCATTTTACTAATTCATCCGCATAATTTGGAGCAACAAATGTAGTTGATACCGAACCTTGTTCTAGCTTAATGTATTCAACATTGATTGTACATGTACCTGCAGTAGACTTATACAATGAGATACCTGTTATAGAACCATTTTCGGTGATTGTGAAAGTGCCTGCTTTATTCAATTGAAGAGAATGTGAGCCGATAAATAAAACACAATCTCCTGTGATACTTGTTACTTTGATAGTGGCCGTATACGTTCCACTTAATGTATTTTCTAATGGTTGGATAAATTGCCCTTTGTTGTTTAATGTTACTGTAACACCATTTGATTGTGGCCTTACAGTTCCGTTATTAACCTTCCATCTATCGACTGTATATCCATTACTTGTATAGCTTGTAGCACCTCTTTGATTGATTTTAAAATCCGGATTAATTAATAAATTCGGATTGCTGAATTTTGTTCCTAAATAATTAGCTAGTTGCGATAGTAAGCCTTTTTTCAATCCTGCACCATTGTGTACAGGCAATAAGCTATTATCAGTGAAACTAGGTAATGCATCTAATTCTGTGACTTGTTTTCCTGGCATGTTATTCCTCCTTGATTTTATATTTCCAATCCTTACCGACTTCTCCACTTGCTACTTCATAAGACCAATCGGCTAGGATTGTATTTCCTTTTTCATCAACTAAATCTTGAGCACTTGTTGCGTTTAAATTCGTGGTAAAGTGATTATTCATCACCATTTGATTCAATGCGTTATGTGATGTAGTAACCGCCTTTATCTTGGTTACGATCCAGTTAATAGCTGCCTTATCTTTAAAACCGAGCATAGGCTTTCACCCCCTATGCTGCGGACCACATTGCGTTCAGCTCGTCTGTCGTGATTGCTGTTAAATCGGTTGTCTTTACGTATCCACTTAGATCAATGTCTGTAGTTCCGATTTTCTCGAACGTTCTTGAGTCTGCCATCCAGATATACTCATCATAGATGTCCTGCGTTCCGTGGCTGTGCGCTACTAAGTAAATAACACCGGTTGCTCCTGTAGCAGGTAATGAACTTACTTTGCTATATGAAATCTGTGTGATTTTTCCAACCGCAGTACTGATTGCAGAACTTACTTGTGACGCTGTCTGATATCCGCTGTCGTTTGTAAGCTGCGAGGTTTTGGTTGGCGTGGTTACGTCTACAGCTTTGCTGGCGTCGGGTGTTAGTGCTGTTCCGTTAACCTTCACCGTTGTGATTGTGTTAACCTGAGCTCCTGATGCAATGCCAGCTAATTTGTTTTTCTCTGCTGTAGTGTAATCATTTGTTGAAAGTACTTTCCCGCCTACGGCATCAACTTTCTTTGCTAATTCTGCTTTTGTCTTTTGGACCAGTAGGGTCGCCCCTGCCTTGTCCAGATATTCTGTAGCCATGTCTATACTCCTTCCCACAAGCTGTTAAGCTCGTCTAGCGAGATTGCCTTGATCTCGTCATTTTTTATTGCGCCTACTTCTTCCGCCGTATAGCTCGGCTTTGTTGGTTCTTTAGCCCATCCAGAAACTGTCGGGTCCTCTTCTTCCATAGCTCCTATGATCTCTTTACCGTTTAGAGTTGGCTTGTTTTTCAGTTTGTTGTAGTCGCTTGTTCCTGCGACGTATTGTTCCTTTAAATCAAACCCCAGGCTTTCGTTTTCCTCGGCTAGATTGATACTAAATTCATCTTTCATCATTCTATGATTTCCTTATATAAAACCGGAAAAACAGGACGAGTTAGAATTGGGGAAGCTATAGCCGTTCCTTCTTCGGTGATAGCTCGAATTTGTACCTGATATCGTCCAGGCATAAATTGAAGTGTCTCTTCCTGGGTTAGCGTTACGGCCACAGTATTTTCCTCAATCACTAGGTCTTCCATTCTTTTTGTTAGAATAGTCCCGTTCTGTTCAATCGTTAAATATAGACTTGTTAGTTTCTCTAGCTCGAGTCCTGATGTGTGAATGACCAGAGTTGGTGTTGTCCCTTGTCTCATGATCTTACCTACTGAACCTGATACTTCCAGTCCGCAAATATATTTGTGCCCTCTTCGTCGGTTAGAGTGTTGTCCACGTCAACTTGAAGCTCTGTATAAATGTGATTGTCCAGAAGCATATTTTCAAGGTTTAGAATGCGGCCAGCTAGTGCCGTTGCGACTTCACCCTGAAGCGTTTCTTCTAAAGACTCGAACCATTTTCTGAATTTCTCGCTGTTGGCGTATTGAGTGTCCTCATTTTCTTTCTGGATTCTTTCATAGAAACTTTGGAATTGATCATATAGTTCTTGTGTTGGTACTCGCGTTAAAGTATCAACCGTTAGTCCGCAGTAGTTTTCGTCAAGTCTTACGTCTTGAATCATTTCTGGCGTGATTTCTCCAGCTGATGCCTTTAAAACTATAATCGCAATGATCAGCTCGTATTGTTCTAGATTTCGAATAGGCGTAGGCATTGACTGCGTTCCTTCCTGATATACAAGACCGCATGAATTGCTGATCTTATCATATCGAATGGCCACGTAGTCGTATCTAGTGTAGTTTGTAGCGACGGTAGCTGTTAGGGTAGTTTTGTCTTTAGGCGAGTAAACGATACCACCTATTCCGTCGCTGGATGTCTTTAAAAAGGCGAGCCCGTTACTGACTGATATATTCATACCGCCGGCAATTTTTACTTTGAAGTCTTCACCGGTGATATTAAAAAGGCCAGGTGTTCTCCCGGCATGGAACATCCGCAGATCTTCTGCCAGATATTCCGTATTGTCTAAAGGGTATGCTGTCATGAGCCCCCTCCTTTCATTTTTGTTGCGCTTTCTTGAACCTCTACAAGTTCTAGTTCAAGAGTGACCTGCGTCTGTAAATTGCTTTCTTCTACAAACTTAAGGCCTGAGATTCTTGCAAACGTAAATAAATTGAATTTAAAGCTTAGACACGGTATCACGTCTCCTAGGTCAAAGTCCTTTTGAAGGACGGCCTTCTTGTCGTCCGCATCAATTTCAAATTCAAATTTAGAAGATCCTTTTCTAGCCTCTGCTAGCTTATTGAGGCCCCTCTCTTTTAGCAAATTGATATATTCCTCTTCCGTATAGGTTTGCTCATTGCCTGAGGCATCCTTATATGTAGACTGTAAATCTCGGGCATCCACATATAGCTCCATTCTTGGCTCATCTTTTGTTCGAAGATCTACGATCACGCTTTTTCGGCCTGATCCAGATTCTTCTCCGTACACGTAAGCACAGTTTTTATACCCTGATATATCCTCGATAAAAGTCTGTGAGATTAGGTTTCCAAGTCTATCTGAAAACCTCAGCTTGTTCTTTGTTGATCCTGTGTAGATTTCGAAGTAATTCAGTGTAGCCCCTTTTAGAACTTCTCTGTATCCGTAGCCTACTAGCTGGCAGTATTTCTGGGCCATAGTCCTGAGCGTGTCATACGTTGTGTCGGATGCGTTCTCAAGCTTTCCAGGAAGTCCTGTATTCTCTCCGATTATGATATCTAATCCGCGCTTGTTCTTTTCAAAATTACCGAGCAGTGATTGTTCCACATTCCGAACGGTCAAGGTATATAGGTTTATACGATCCTCCAAATTGTCCATGTGTCCGAGTACTACAATTTCTTTTGCGAGTCTTTCTACTGATTCTATAAAGAGAATCTCGTTTCTTTCCTTGCAAACGATTCGATTCCATTTCTGTAGATATTTTGTATTGAAGTCCGTATATTCCACATGAATCTCGGCTTTCCCTGTTTCATAATATTTTGGGTTCCATTGCACGCTGGTTATATTCTGGAGCGGTCCTTGTCTTTTTCCTTCTCTGTCGTAAACATAATAGTGCATATCTATACCCCCGCTAGTACTTCTTCAAACCGTAGAAGTGCATCCAGGCTTCCGGGGTTTTCCTCTGCTGTATATTTCAGTACGTTTTCTCCGGGTTGAATCTGGAAAAACTCGGAATCGTAGTCTGTCATCCAGAAAATGTTTTCTACCTCTCCGTTTCGTATCAAGTGGCAGTATTGTTCGTTTGCAAAAGTACTTATTTCTAGCACGTCACCTATATTCATTTCTAGGTCTGCTACTTGTCCGAAGGATATGTGCTCCTGAGTGAACACGTTTAGAACTTTCGGATTCTTCACTTTTGCCTCTGCTTTCATCGTCAAAAGAAAACCAGTATTTATACTTCCCTTATAGTCGACTGTTACCAGTGGACTTAGAATTTTTTCTGATATTTTCCAGGGTTCTGTATTTGAAAAAGAGCGAGGAAATTTAAAGAGCGACCTCAATCTCTGGAAGGTTACCTTTGTTTCCTTTGCTCGTCTTGCGTATGGGAATGGAGCCCTCAGTACAATCTGGAATTTCTGCCAGGTTTCATTGAGTGTGATAATTGGCGTCGTTTTAGGTTCAACCTTCCAGTATACATCGACTCCGGCTCTTGTGTTGATATAACGCAGTGTTGCTGATACTCCAGGAAGGATTACAGCTAGAAGTCTTTTTCTTGTGTCTGCGTTGTATTTAAAGCGCCCCTCTAGGGTGATGTCCTTGGGCTCAATAGAAGCCCCGGACACCGTTGTCCCTATTTGATTTGAAACGCTTGATTCTGATAAAGTGATCTCATTTTTAGAGATTCCGTCTAGTGTTGTTAGTCGGATGCCTGAGGCCTCGGAAAACTCAACAGATTTCCCCAGGCTGTTTGTGTATATTACTGTTACGCCCATGCTAACCTCCTAACCATTCTTTCTGTTTCTTGCGCGATTTCGCTAGGTCTTAGCTCCTTCGCTGAATTTATAGTCTGATCTACTTGATAGACGACTGTATTGCCTAAGCCGCTTCCTAGGCCTCCAGGATTGCCTTCTAAAGCCAATCTTGAAGTTAGGCTGTCCATGTTAGCTGCTTCTAGTAAATCGCTAGACATGCGTCCCATAAAGGCCTTAGCCTTTGGCATAGCTCTTTCTACTCCTAGCGTGATTCCGGCCGGAATCCATTTACCAATACGATCTGCGAACAGTCTTGAAGGCGACCCGATTCCTAAAGCTGACTTTACGCCGTCAATTAGGCCCTTAGCCATGTTGCTTAGCCACCCGGTCAAAGATCCCCAGGCTCCGCTTATACCTCTTCTAATTCCGCCTACGATATCAGATCCAATTGAAATCATTTGTCCAGGTATTCCTCTTACCTTGTTTACAATTCCATTAAAGAAATTCTGTCCTGCTTGAATTGCTTGCTGTACAAACTGACTTGCAAAACTTGCGGCATTGCTGATTGTATTTGATAGCCAGCCCCATACTTTACCAGGTAATTGTGAAATAAAGTTGATCGCATTTGATACAAAGTCACGCCCTGCCTGAATCGCTTTCTGGATCATCTGACTTACCCATTCGGCTGTTTTGTTGATTGTGTTTAGTAGCCAAATCCAGATCTGGCCTGGTAGCTGCTTAAACCAATCCACTACTTTCGTTATAAACTGCGGAATGTCTTGCGTCGCGAATTGTACAAGTCTTAGGCCCCATTCTACGAATTTTCCTAGAATGTATCCTACGGCGTATCCGATCCAGTAAGGTATCGTTGTTCCGAAGAACGTTTGAATGTTCGTCACAAGCGTTTGTACGCCGTTTGGAATGGTAACCGTAAAGAATTGAACTACTTGTGTAGTCAGGTTCTGTGCTGCGTCCACGAAACTTTGGCACGCCTGCGGTATTGTTACCGTAAAGAAATTTACGATCCCATCTATAACTTGGCCAGTGGTTTCCTTTATGCCATCCCATAGATTGATCCAGAATTCTCTGAAGCTGTCGCTTGTATTCCAAAGATATACGAACGCCGCTACTAATGCTCCAATAGCTACAATCACCAGTGTGATAGGGCCACCAATTACTCCAAGAGCTGCGCTTAATCCAGAAAGCCCTCCACCGGCCAGTGTAAAGGCTTCGGCCATACTAGCAATCACGCCTGTTCCTGATGATGCGGCGTAGGCTAGGCCATCAATCAATCCAGAGCCTTGTGATACTAAATGTCCGAATGTCTTGATCTTCTTTCCAGCGTCACCGATTGTTCTAGCTATATCGCTTACCGCTTTGATTCCCTTCCAGGTTGCAAAGGCTCCGGCTACAGCTGCAATTAAAGGTATTAGTTTCTGAATCTTATCTGCTACAGTTTGTACTTTGTCTATAATGTCTGGAAGCTTCTCAATAAACGCTGCGACAAACTCTCCGACTTTTTCTACGATCTGAGGCAGAATTTCTTTGATCCTGTCTAGTGCGTCTTTGATAAAGTTCAGTGAGTCTCCTGGGTCTAGCTTTTCTTTGACCGTGTCTTTTACTTTGTTCCAGGCTTCTTGAATCTTTTCTGCTGCTGCTTTGATTGCTTCCGCTGTTGGCGCGAAGAAATCCTTAACTGCATTCAGTGCTTTCGGTAGTTCTGCGGCAATCCAATTCAGGACGTTTCTGATTACTGATCCAAAGCCAGCAATCATTCCTTGAATATTGGGTAAACCACTATCTGTTAAAAAATTGTTTAAAGCCTCGATAATGTTAGCTATACCGATTGCGATACGTGCTGACATATTTGAAAAGCTAGTTGCAAAGCTTCCGGCCATTTCCTTGGCTTTTCCGGCTACGGCTGGAAAGGATTCGGTTCCGTTTTCTAGTGCATCCATCAGTACGTCATTGAATTCCTGCGCACTGATTTCGCCTTTAGAGAATGCGTCCGAAACTTCTCCCATGCTCTTCCCTGTCTTTTCTGCGAAAATCTTTAAGACTGGAATTCCTGCGTCAGTTAAACGTTGCCATTGATCTGCAGATATTTTTCCACTGGCGTTCATCTTTGCGATTGCATCTACTGTATTGGCCAGGGTTTCATTGGTTCCGTCTCCATAGAAGGAAACGGCATCCATCATGTCCTTTACCATTCGGGTAGATTTGTCTAAGCCTAGTCCTGATGTGGCCAGCTTTTGAGTTGAACTCGAGGCGGTGTCTAATCCGTATGCCGTATCGGATACCGCGTCACTTAGTTCATTTACAACCTTTGCAGCTTTTTTGCTGCTTCCTGCTAAAACTCCTATAACTTGTTTAGCTTTTTGCATGGCATCTAATCGGGCGGTTGCTTTTCCGATTGATCCAGATATTAAGTCCCAACCTTTGCTGGCGGCTTTGAATACCGTTGCGCCTACGAAGGTTGACTTCACTTTGTCTGCGAAGCTTTCCGCACTTTTATGCGCTCCGCTAAGGCCGCTTTTGTATTCGCTGTCGTCAAGTCCTAGTTTGACTTTAATTGTTCCATCAGCTCCTGATGCCATTTTTCAACCTCCTAGGTTTCTAATCTGGCCAGAAGTTCTGCTTCTATTTCTTGCGGTGTTCTTTCCTTTTCTGGTCCTTTGTCCTCAGGCAGGCGGTAATACTTTTCTAGGCGCTGCGCGCGACTCTTCTCTTCTCCTTTAAGATTTGAAGTATCCCTGGTTCTGTAACCAATAACTCGTATGATCATAGTATCGTCGCTTAGGGCGTTAAAAAGCGCCTTAAATTCAAACCAATGAAGTTTAGCGTCTAAAAGATTTATATTGTATTGCTGCCTAAACGCTGCATATATAAGGTCCATATCGTATTCGAATCGATAGCCTTGTCGTCCGTTTGTCTTGGCATGAGATTCTTTAGGCTCTTTGTCGCAAAAATAAAAGCCCATTATTGCATTCCATAGGTCTTTCTGATCACCTTTAAAAGTGAACGGATTGATTCCTATTAGATCACAAATAACGGGCAGCTTCAGTTCCTCTGGTATTGCGTTATCTTGTATAACGCTGTCAACTCGGACCCAGGTTCTAAAGTCTGCATAAATGGGGAGAGCCGTTCCGTTAACGTCTACGCTTTCCGGAAGATCTTCTCTCTTTAACCACAGCATTTCTTCCTCCATATCGTTTGTCTGCATATTCTAATGTTCTGTTAAATTTGTCCATAGATTCGCAAAGCTTGTCGATTTTGTCCAGATTCTTCTTCTCTTCTTCCGCGACTTTTGCCTGCTGATCCTTTAAGAATTCATCCTGGAAGATGCTGTGCAATGTGAAGCAAAGTTCAAACTGTGCCGAGCTTTCTTCGTATCCTTTGAATAAAGTCTCAAAGGCGCCATATCCTAGAATCTTATCAATCAAAGCAGGGCAGTCCTCTAGCGATTCTTTTCCGAATTTGCTAAGTGAATTTTGTTCTGTTGCCCAGTTTTCTAGGGCTTCAATCTTAGAAGTGTCCTTTACGTCGACTCTGAATCTGTGTCCGTCGATTTCGATATCTTTAAATAATTGCTTTTGTAACTTTAGTTCCATGATGTCCTCCTTGTATAGTTAAGTGCTTTACTCTGTGGCGCTGTCTGCGGTAAATGTTTTCGTCTTAATGTTAAACGTTCCCTTTACCTGATCGCCTTGTTGTGCGAATGTTCCAGAGCACATTAGTTTGCCTCCGGCCTCTCCGCTTCCTGGGTTATCTGGTTGCACTTCGTAGATTCTTTGATAAGCTACAAAGTCCCCAGATTTGGCTGTTTTCTCGTTCCATGTTTCCACTTCGATTTCTTCAAAAGTAGAACCGACTCTTTGTTCTTTACCTTGCAAGTATACCCAGTAGTTAAATGCATCCCCTGGATATGCTCGGCCCTCGTAGGATACAGTAGGCGCATAGCCTGTAACCTGGCTTTGGCTTCCCGCTTCTCCGATATATTGCACCCCATCATCTGTTGTAGCGTTCAAGGCTTGCTCCCAGTTTGTCAATCCCTTGTTAGCTAGAACGTAGCTTTCAGAGCCTGTGAATTTGACGTAATGTAGGTTATCTTCGACCTTTAGTTCTCTGTTAGGTAGTTCAGTTGTCATTATTCAAACCTTCCCTTCTTTTCGTAGGTTAATGTCATAGAGCAGTAGAAAGTTGAAAGCGCGGCCTCTTCTCCCGTGTAGTCTGAAGGTAGCGTTGTGAGTGCGACCTCTTGCGGTGTTGCTTCGTCTAGCACGAGATTTGGGAAACCTTGAGCCTCTTCTTCCGCGAGTGCCTGTACTAGTGCATACAGGATTCTGGACAAGTCCAGGCGTGCTTTCGTGTCCTTTCTGCTTGCTTGAATATAAATTTCAAATGGGTAAGTAGCCCTGTAGCCACCACCCAGATAGTGTTCTATTTCTTCCGTGTAGCCACTACTTTTGAAAAGCAAAGCGGTGTGCTTGGAATCGTTGAAATACTCCAGGCACCACGGTATGTTGTTGATATTGATTGAAGAAAAGAAATTGTATAATCCATCTTCAATCTGTTTTACGTCTTCCAGCTTTATGATCTTCTTTTCACTCATCTGAATTCCTCCTTAAAAAACTTTTTAGCGCCTTCCATCCAGGCAGTCTTTCTGGCTTTCAAAGTCTTAGGCCACCACTCCGAACCTCCTTGTCTATAGCTCAAATTTCGAGTTGTATAGACTTTTGTTTCTCCGTGTTTAGCCCATGGACTGTGGCTATGGGTTCCGATCATCACTCTTCCTGTATGTTGGAAGTGTGCGTATGGTGTGTCCCATATGATCCAATCGTTATCCTGTGCCGCCCATCTTAAAGCTGATGTTCTCAGCGTTCCTTTTCCGATAGGCACATTTTTGTTCGTGTCTTGAACGATAAGCTGCTTTAGCTTCAATCTAGATCGGCGGAGCGCTTTGGTTCCTCTGGCCTGTAGCTGTGCCACCGGGATATCGACTATAACTTTTAGATGATACTCACTCACATGTTACCTCTATGAATTCCGGCGTATTTCTCAAGGGATTTAGAATATTCACATTTGTGATCTCATAAATGTCGCCGTGTACTTCGATACGGTCCCCGGTTCTAATTGTGAATTGAGTATCTGGCGTCTTAAATTCTGAAGGGGGAACTAGAACCTTGTCAGCCTTATAATCGTTCACGTCTATCGTTATGAGGATCGTATCTGAATTACTGGCACCCGTCTGTCCATAAGTCCGGGCTTTTGTTTTGGAAACCTTTACGTGTTGGACCGTTACTGTTGACGTAGTTTCTTCTAGGTTTTCTTCGCCTAGAATGTTCATGACTTTTATTGTATGCGGCCTAAGCCATCTCGGGCTTTTCACCATACCGCTTGGCAGGCTAGTCCTGCTTTGAGTAATTGGTAGTCGAGCTCTGATACTGCTAGGCTCGACAAGGGTATGTCATGGAACCTTATCGTTTTCGCATTATCTACGGAATACGAGAAGCCGCTTGTGGTTGCGCCTGTAAAGTTCATATCGCTAGAACCTACGAAGCAGTCCATGCCGCCATGTGCTTCTATGAAGTCAATCTGGTATAGGACTACTTTTTTTAGGTCCATGCCGTAGTCTTCCAAAGCCTGAACTTCCCAGTATGGAATCTTCTCTCGAATGTAGGCTTCTAGAAGGCTTTCGGTTCTTGGTTCTATTTGTGAATACTCCACTTCATCCAGTAGCGTTCCACCTAGGGCTGTGTATTCCTCAAAGCTTAGGATCATGCTTTATCCCCTTTTTATCCGGCTACTGCTGTGACCTGAACGTTACGGAATACACCGGCTTTTGTTGTATCTTTTGAAACGATTGCTGCAACCATTTCAACTTCACCTAATTTAACAGCTCCTGGAACACTTAAGTCAGGTAAATATGTTGCGATGATCTTGTCTCCTTTTGGACTTACTGCGTGAACGGCGTTTAATCCAAATTTTACAGCATAGATGCTTGTTGTTCCTGTTTTCGCGTCAATAGGCACGCACATCTTTGTGTTTGTTCCGTCAAAGTATCCTCCCATGTCAACAATAGCGATTTCGTCGTAGGTTTCGACTTTTTGTCCGAAGTCGTTCTTTGAACGATCATAGTAACCTTGCATTTTAGCTACAGTTTTTAGCATTGTAGCTGTCTTGCTATTTACTAATAAAGCGTCTGGCTTTTCAGATAACTTTGATAACCAGTTGTCTAAAGCGTACATGAATTCATTCGCGTTTTCTTTGATTTTTGCAGCTGATGACATGTCGAATGGTGCTGTGGCATTCTTTTCCTCTGTATTAGTTCCAGTGACTAAAGCGTCTAAGCCGTCAAATGGCGTAACGTCAGTTCCTGCGTTCCCTTTAGCTGTTGATTTTCCATTAATAAAATCATAGTGAAATTTGTTTTTAACGGCTTTGATTTTTTCGGCTAATTGGAATGAAATTTCTGAGCTTGCGGCTGTTCCTTCTAAAACACGATCCACTTCAAACGCACCACCGAAGATTTTCAAGTTAACGGCTTTTTGCGTCTTAATTGCTTCTCCTGCTGTGTATTCGCTATTTAATTTACGACCTTCAGCCACTGAAGGTGTTTTTAATTGTAAATAGCCGTAAGTTAATGTCGAGCCACCTGTTCCTGGTGATACTGCGTTATCGAAAGTTAAACGATCCAAAATAAAAGAGTCCCTGCGGAACTCATCAATGACCTTCTGGTCTACATGATCGGCTAAACCGACTTTAGAATCTGCTAATGTAATTGGCATCTTTTAGTTCCTCCTATTTTTTGTAATGTTCTGAGATTGCTGCGGCTAAAGTTGTTGGTGCCTCTGGTTTTGGACTTCCTTCGTGATTCCCATCAAGCACGACGTCGTTTCCTGGTTTTGGCTTGTTTGGCTCTGCCGCCTTAAATAAAAAGCTGTCTTCTTTTTTGATAGCTTCGATTTGTTCGTCAAGTCCTGTTAATTTTCCGTCTTTATCAAACTTGATCTTGTCTTTATCTAGTAACCCCATCAAGGCCTTTTCGGATAAGGTTCCAGATTTCGCGATAGCTAAACGAATTGCGCTGTCACGTTTTGTTTCTTCCAAGTCATGATCGTATTTTGTTTTCCAGTCGTTGACGTCTTTTTGTAGTTGTTTTACGTCTACTCCGTCAAAATCCTTGACGCTTTGTGTAAGCTCTTGAATGCGCGTTTCTTTGGCTTGCATGTCGCTCTCGTATTTTGCTTTCGAGACGTATTCTCCTGAGGCTAGATTTGCTAGTTTTACGTCTTTATTTCCTTCTAGCTTAGCTGCAACCTGTGCATACAATTCTTCCCCTAAGATTTCTTTTAAAAACTCCATTTTGTCCTCCTGCGTTTTTTATATCTGGTTCACTCCAGTATCGAGTCCGGCCTTTTATATCCCGTGCCGAGGGGTATTCAAGCCTTTTATATGCCGTGCTCAGGGCATAATAAAAACCGCGCCATTTCTAGCACGGTTCTTGTCCTTATTTAGTTATGTTCTAAATTTTAAAAACACCAGTATCTCTTAAAAACTTTGACTCTTCTCTGGTTAACACACTGAAAGGGTTAGGTTTGCTGTCGTCGCAAGTATAACCGTCCAATTTTTTCCACCAGTCAGTGTTGTCGTTTCTAGGGTCAAATCCTAGCTTTTTTATAATGCCCTCTAAGGTGATCATGCTATTACCTCCATCTTTATTCCTATGTCCTCTAGCCTTTTTAGGATTCGCTTCAACTCTTTATCGTCGAGCTTCAGCTCTCCTTTTTCATTGTAAATATTTTGTTGTAAGTAGTCAAGCTGGTAGTTCAAGCTAAACTCTGGTATCTCTCGAACTCTACTAGCTACGCTGTATTTAAAAATCACGCCGTTATGGGCTGCTACAATTCCAAAGTCGTAATTAACCGCAGCGTATAAGTCTGGAGCGCTTGGTACGCTACTTTCTGGGTGGTTGTGTATGGCTATGATCTTTCCGGGATTTGCTTTTAATAGGGCCCTCATCTTTTCTGTCGGTGGCACTTGGCTGTCTACGGAGTGACTTCTATTTCTTAGAATCTTCCCGTTTTCAGGATTGATATACACCAGGTCTTCTTTGAGTGTTCCTTGTCTATGTTTTAGGGCTGCGACCGCCTCTCTTGCTAAGATCGTATCTATCTTAGAATCGTTTGTCATCCCTTTATATTTTGATTTATATGCTTTCGAATTTATATAGGCTCTGTCTATAGTTGCCTTTTTTACAATTCCACGGTGGCCTTCTTCTTTGTTAGTCCCTTTATATTCGAGCTGTTTTTTCTGGATTCTGACAGGCTTGTAAGGTCTGCCTTTTGTTCCGCCTATCTTCTCTGCTGAGTAATCTCGTTTCAGATACCCGTTAGAAGCGTCCACAAGCTCCTTCAGTCTCATCTTGTTGTATTTATACCAGTAATCTTCTTTCGTCGTGTCTAGCCCTGCTGCAGCTTTCACACGGCGCTCTCTATCCCACTTTCTCATATTTCTTTCGTAGGACCTTTGCCTTTGTTCCATCTGGTATACTCTGTCATTTTCTTTAGGGTTTACAGGCTTGTTGTAATCCTCGCTTATTCCTGGAAAGTATGCGGTAAATGAATGTCTACAGTTCCATCCACCAAGTCCTGCGCCTGTTCCGTATCCTGTGGCCTCATAAAAGTTCTCGTAATTTCCTTCCGGATAGTTTACCCAGAACACTTTGCCTTGCCAGGCTGCGTGGCTTGGTCTAGCTCCCATGTGGGCACTTGTCTGTACTAGATTTATATCTAGTTCTTCAATGACCGATTTCTCGCAAGCCAGGGCGTTCTGGTTTACTGCGGTTCGTACTGCCAATCGAACGGCCGCCTCGATTGATCGTTGAGCACCGCTTGGGTAGGATACTTTTGTTAGGCCTTCTCTGCATAGCTTGTCTATTGTGTTTGCGGTCGCTTGATCTAGTGAGTAGGCTCCGCTTGATACCTGAAGATAAGCCATGTCGTAGTATCTCATAAAAGTGTCGCTAGCAAGTTGAGCTGTGGTCCTTGTAAGGTTCTGGATGTCTCCCCACAGTGCTGATGTTCCTTTTTTGATCTGATCCGAAAATTCTAAGCCACTTGTGTCGTATCCTCCAGCCTCTAGTCTGTCGAAGGTATCACGGATACTTTTATAAGCGCTCTGTTGCATGATCCGGTCGACTTCTTCTTCGGAAGTGTGAAGTATTTCAGCTAGTCTTTTGTTAATCCAGTCTTGCTGCAAACCGAGTTGTTTTAGCTTGTTGTTTAAATACTCCGCTGTGCTTGTCATAGCGTCCTGATTCATCTTGATCCGCTCCGCTATATCCACCAGTATTTCTGTGGCCAGTTCCTGATACCGTTTTTCTAAGTCGTCACCTACGTTCTGCAGGTAGTTCGGTTCTAGCATTAGGCTTCACCCTCTGGCCCCTCTTCGATTTGTGTTCCATCTTGTGGGAAGAACATACTTTGAATTCTGTCCGCCGGGTTCTGTGTTTCTCCGGTCATCTCTCTGGCTGTTTCTTCATCCTCTCCGTAGTATCGGACGCGATATTCCCATTTCTGTAGGATGCCGGCCGAGATTTCCTGAAGCATTCTTAGGCGCTCCGCTTCCTCATCTGAAAACATAGTGTCGTCAAATTGAATTGTGATGCGAACGTCTGGATCAAGCCCGGATATATGGCACTTCTCTTTGCCTAGGATGATAATCGATCTCGTTAGCTCTGTAAGGGCGTCCTGGATTGCAATTCTTTGCTTCCAGACGCTTTCTGTTAGCTCTTTATTGCTTGCACGAACCTGCGTTGCTGTGGTCATGTTCTGGATACTGAACTGGTATCGGTTTTGCCCAAGCCCGCATTTACTTGATAAAAGATTTAGATTGAATTGAACGTTTTCTTTGTTCTCGTCAACTCGAAGGCTCGGATTGTATTCCTCAAAAAGTCGAGGCTTATCAGGACTTACTTGTGTTCCTGTACTTACGTATAGAGATTTCTCCAAAGTTGCACCGACATCTGGTTCTTGCCTTACCGGTACTCGCTCGCCTTTATCGTTTAGCGCGTAGGCTGTTGGCTGCATGCTGAATAACGCCTGATCCATGAAAACCTTTTTCTTTCCTAGCAAAGTATCCATGAATAGGTTGTCGTATGCCAAGTCGCAACTTTCCAGCATGTCGATTGCGTTTGCGTAGATTGACATCCCTAATGGTACGTCTGCTATGTTGTTTTCAATATTAGGCTTTAGAATCACAAAAGGCTTGCAAGGTAGCTTGTAACTGATTGCTTCGCCGTGTGGTGCTGATACTCTTTCATAGCCTACAGAGTCTCCTGCCACATTGCTGATTTTGAAGTAATGGTTGTAGATTTGGTAGCCTTCTTGCTCTTGCTCTTGCTTGAAGACCTGGATGTACATGAAACGGTCCCCGTTTTGTGTATACTCGCTAGCTAATGCGATTTCTGAAATATCTTCCTCGTCATAGGTCAACGGCACGATTTTCTGCGCGTCCTTGATAGCTTTGATTTGTACGCTCTGGGCACTCAGCTGTCCTTTGTTTACTGTTGGATTTACAAGCTGCAGATAGAAGCACACAGTCCCTTGTGCGAATTCTCTTTCGACCGCTTTGTTTCCTAGCTTCCAGAACTTGCTGTTTCCTAAAACTCCGCCGTTCTGGTCCTCTTTGTCTCCGGTCAGAAATTCTTGCGTGATGCTCGTTCCGTGGTCATCACACTCTACAAGAATTCGAGTCTTATCGTTCAGAAGTAAATCGGCCCAGTCTTCGCAGATTTTTTTAGCCATTCGCATTTGCTTGCGTTTTACTTGTCTACTGTTTCCGCTTTCGTTCTTGATCTCGTATTTATGAAAATCTCGAACGTAGCCCTTCCACCAATCGTTCCAGAATTGAATTTTGTTGTAGTAGTCTTGGACTTCCTGGCTCACAGGATATCCTAAGTCCTTTAGTATTGTGAATAAAATTTTCATTTAAGTACTCCTTCCTGTGATCAGGTCCATAAATGTCGACCAACTGTAAAAATGGGCGTCGAATGTATCGACGTCGGTTGTAAAGTCATCCAGAATCTTGTCTTCCTTCGATTTTGTATCGTATAGGGCTGTGCTCAAACTTTCGACCACCATAGGTACTGCCTGGAACTTCATCTTGTGTCGGTTCAGCAGCATGTTGTAGGTCAGAATCCTTGTCTTTCCGTCTATCTTGCGGCAATCCATCACATTGGTTGGAAAGCCTGCCCTTTGTACGGCTACTCGTATACTGTTCAGGATTACCTGCTCGGCGTTGTCGACAAAAACTGTGGACACCACGAAGCCTTGAATCCATAAAGCTCTGATCAGGTCGACTGTCTCTGTGCAAAGTCTTTCGGCATCTATCGTTCCTTTAGCGTGTACGACTTTCCGTTCTGCAAAGGTCACAATCTCAGAAAGGTCTGCTGTGATTCCTGTTACGATCAAGCTACTGTGTGAACGTGTTCCACCTATGTCCAGGCCTATGTTGATCATGTTAAAAAGTGGGAGTTCTCCTTTGACTTCCCACTCGTCTGGATTATCAGCAAACTGTGGGAAGAGTAGCCCTTCTGCGTTGCACCATTCTCCTAGTATGTATCTGTTGTATAGGACTGTCCCTCGATATTCAAGTTTCAAGTTTTCCACGAATTCCTGCGGCAGAAAAGGGTTGTCTTCAATCGTGTATTTCTGTCGGAAGATGTCGGCTCCTGATTCTAGAAACTTTAAAAACCAATGGTTCTTGTTGTCCGGGTTGCATGTTCCGTCAAAACAGCTATATGGTTTATCTAGACGGGACTTTAGCATGTCAAATACTTTCTTATTCCAGGTTACGACTTCATCCCCGTAGCAGTACGCTACTGAGGCCCCTTGTATCTTTGTAACCTGGCTTTCTTTGTCTGCGCCTATTGCGTAGCAGTTACGGCCGAAAAGTTTTACCGTGTTATCCGGTCTTACTCTTCCAACCAGTTCTGGTCCGTATAATTCTCGCATAGGCTCTAGAACGTTTCTTTCAAGTGTCGACTTGGTGTTTCCTATGAGGAACACGTGGCCTGGAAGGCCTTCTATAGCTCGAATCCGTTTCGGGATGATGTAATAGTCCAGCCACGTCTTTCCGCTACGTGTAGCCCCTTCTTTTATGTTCCAGCGGCTTGGTTTATGATTCCAGAACTCTTTCTGTTTCTCAGTTAGTTCCACTATCGTCTCCGGCTACTGTGTCCATAGCTCTAAGTAAAAGGTCAAGTTTAGTAAGCTCTTTAGAAGGATCTCCTTGCTTCTTGATCTGTTCGGCTTGTGCGTTCATCAGCTTCGTTCTGGCTCTGTCTAGGCTTGTGACTGGTTGCTGTCCTGTAAGGTCTCTAATAAATTCTGCAGCCCTTACGTCTCCGCGTGTAGCTTTGTTGAACATGGTCGCGGCTAAAAGCATTTGATTGCTGAGCTCCTCATCTTCTAATCCCATGTCGATCAGCTTCTCCTTGTTTCTTTCGCTTGGCTCTAGCTCAAGAATTGCAGCCAGGCATTGTTTCAGCTTCTTTTTCCTTTTCTGGACTTTCTGGCTTGCGGCTCCGCCCTTGCGTCCCATCTCTGCTGCGTTCTCTTTTGTGAATGGCTTCAGGTTTTGCATAGGGTCTTTGCGCTGTCTGGCCGCTTCGCTTTTTGTACGTCCAGCTAACCCCTTAGCAGGCATCTGATATCAGCTCCGCCTGTTCTCCGGTGTAATCTTCCCAGCGCTTGATAATTACATCGGCATAGTGTGGATCATACTCCATCATGAAGCACCTCCGTCCTAGCTGTTCGCAAGCCATAAGCGTGGAGCCTGAACCTCCGAATAGGTCCAGCACGTTTTCTCCAGTTCGGCTGCTGTTCTTGATCTGTCTTGCAATCAGTGGAATTGGTTTCATGGTTGGATGCAGATCCGATTTCGTGGGCTTCTTCTCGTCCAGAATTGTTGTGTCCTTGCACCCCCCAGGATTGATTTTAGAAGGTCTTTAAGCTCGTCCTTCTTCATGCTGTCAATGTCCAGGTTCTCTGTATCTTCGAGTACGGTTACAAGGTTTCTAGTGTTGACGAAGTAATGGGCTGCGCCATCTTTCCATCCGTAAAGGCATGGCTCGTGTTTCCACTGGTAGTCCTGGCGACCCAGTGCGAATGTGTTCTTGTTCCAGATCAAGGTTTGTCGGATGTTTAGGCCTGCGCGTTCTGCTGCTTCCAGAAAGTTCTTGCTTTGTGTAGATGCGTACCAAATGTAGAAGGCTCCGCCAGCCTTGAGCTGTTCTGTCATGTTCTCGAAGGCAACTTTTAAAAACTCGATAAAGCCCTCGTCGTCTTCCCATGAGTCGTTATCAATGACCAGCCCGTCTGTTCTTCGGTGTAACTGTTTCGCTTCGCTTGGTCTCATATGCTGTCCTAAGGCTACGTTATACGGTGGATCAGTTACGACCATATCTATAGTAGCGTCGCTGCAAAGCTTTTCTACATCCTGGCGTTTGGTACTGTCTCCGACCATCAATCTGTGCCTTCCTAGCATCCAGCATTGTCCTCTTTTGGTTGTTGGTTCTTCCGGAATCTCTGGCTCGAAGTTGTCGTCCTCTGCGATTTGTTCGTCGAATGTTTCCGTTTCAAATCCGAAAGGCTCCATATCAAAGTCCATGTTGTCTAGCTCTTCCAGTTCAAACTGCAAAGCGTCAAGGTCCCATTGTGCTGCTTCCGCGACTTTGTTGTCTGCCAATCGGTAGGCTTTCACCTGTGCTGGCGTTAAGTCATCCGCCTGGATGCATGGGACAGTTTCTAGGCCTAGCTTTTGTGCTGCCTTCCATCTCGTGTGTCCTGCAATGATGATCAGGTCTTTATCCACCACAATCGGTTGCTTGAATCCGAACTCGTCTATAGATGCTGCGACTAAATCGACGGCATCTTCGTTGAGTCGTGGGTTATTCTCGTAAGGCTTCAGGTCGCATGTTCTTATGTCTGTAATGTTCATGTGTGTTCACCTCTGTTGTATTAAAAAAGAAGCGTTAGCAGCTCAGGGTTCTCTCCAATGAGAGGTCTATCCTGTTTAGCTTCTAAGGCTTCTTTGTTGTCTATGATTACCCGGAGCGCTGAAAAGAAAATAAAATTTATGTCCATGATTTGTCGTAGCTGACGTTTGACGTTGTCTGGAAAGCACTCGTTTTTTATAAAGGAGGACGCTCCGGGTAAAAGAAAAGAGGGCCCTTTTCTATCGGTCCTCTTTTACAAGTACTAATATACCACCCGAAAGCGGTTTACAGTGTAAACTCTTCAGTCTTTTGTCAGGTTTTTTACCTCTGCCATTAGGTGTTTATACATTCCTTGTCTTGTGTATCCGTATTTCTCAGCTACATCCACGGCCTTGATTCTATGAATGTACAGATCCCATAAGATGTTCTGATCTTGCAAGTCTAGAAGTTCTGTCCATCTTAGGTCAGTCAGTCTTTTCTGGAAGTGATGCAGTTCTTGTTCTTTGGCTGATATCTCTTCAAATATGCCGAGCGGGCTGTGGTACTGATGCTGATATGTTGGCATAGGCCACTTGCTTCTTTTCTGTTCTGCAGTCAGTTCGATTCCTCCAGACTTCGCAAGGCCTGTTGTCTGGTGGTTTAGTACTTCCAATTCCTGATTCAATTCAATCAAACGGTGGCAGCAGTAGCGCACCGTTTTTAGTTCTGGAATTAATTCGTCGTAAGTCATGTTTTACCTCCTTAAAGCTTCGATTAAGGCTTTTTGTGTTATGTTCTTGTGTTCTAGTGCATCCAGCATGTCCTCGTCTACTGTGCCTCTAGCTATGATCTGATAAATTGTCACGTTTTGTTTCTGTCCTTGTCTGTAGATTCTGGCGTTTGCCTGCTGATACAGTTCAAGGTTCCAGTTTGGAAGTGTGTACCAGATTGCGATATGTCCACCACGTTGAAGGTTAAGACCGTGTCCTGCGCTTGCTGGATGTAGAAGAAGCACGTCTATCTTTCCGTTGTTCCAGTCCTTCACATCTTTCTCACTGTTTAGACTTCTTACTTCGATTTTTTGCTTCTTCAGATGTTCTGTGATGCGTTTTAGTTCGTGTTTGAAGTAGTAAAACACCATCACAGGGTTCTGGTTTGCTGATTCGATCAAGTCGTCTAGTGCCTCAAGTTTAGCCGCGTGAAGGGTTGCTACTTCTTCGAGCTTATTTCCTAGCTGATCGCGTTTATAGATTTCTCCTGATGTCATCTGTAGAAGCTGACCGCATAGCACTCCAGCGTTGGCTGCTAGCAGTGATTCGTTGTTGTCTAGTTCCAGAACCTTCTCACGTTTGAAAGCGTGGTATTCTGTCATCGCTTTTTGAGGTAGTTCGATTGATTTTTTCAAGTACTGAACCGGTGGAAGTTTGGCGCAGTCTGCCTGATCCAGACTCATGCATACATCCCCTATTTTCTTGTATATCTTTTCCTCTGCGTCTGGTCTTGGCTTCCAATCGTATACGATCATCCCGTTTCTTCTTCCTGGAATTAGATATCTTTCTCGAAACTGAGTTAGTGTTCGACCTAATCTTTCTCCCTGGTCAATCAAGTATATCTGGCTCCAAAGGTCCGGGATTCCTTTCGGCGCTGGTGTTCCGGTTAGGCCTATAAATCTGTCAGCTAGTGGCATAACTTTTCTTAGGGCTCTGAACCTCTGGCTTTTTGGATTCTTGAAAGTTGATAATTCATCAATCACTACCATGTCAAAGTCAAAGTATTTGTTGTCTACTAGCCAGGTAACGTTCTCTTTGCCTATGAGATAAATGTCTGCCTTTTGTCGCAGGGCCTTCTCACGTTGCTTTGGAGTGCCTGCTATGATTGAATAGCTCAAGTCCTTAGTGTGACTCCACTTTTCTATTTCTTCCGGCCACGTGCTTTTTATTACGCGCACAGGGCCTATGATCAGAATTTTTTCTATGTCGATTAGTTTTAGAAGGCTGATGATCGTTAGCGTGGTTACGGTCTTTCCGGCCCCCATAGGGAGAAGAAGACCGCACTTCTTATGATCCAGTCCGAAGTTGATAGCCTTCTTTTGATAGTCATGAGGTTTAAATTCTGTCAAAGTGTCGCTCCTCCGGTATGATTCCAGATCGCATCAGATTTGTTAATTCGTCCACCTGGGCTTTTGTGCTGATGCAGTATACTTTCATACCTGTTGCCCGTATTTGGGCTACTGTGGCTTTTTGTAGGGCTCTAGGCTTACCGCCTGGCCTTTTTACTTCTACAAAGAAAGCCTTTGAATTATATGTGATCAGTCTATCTGGTACGCCGGCATTTCCTGGTGATACAAACTTCCAGGCTTTACCGCCTAGCGCTGATACCTTTTTGATCAGGTAATTTTCTACTTGATTTTCTATCATTTCTGGAAGAACTTCTTTTGAAGTTCGCGGTACCGCTCGGCGCAGTCTGGACACAAATCTTTGTTGTCAATTGTTGTGATCCACCCATCTGGAAGTCCTTTCCAGGTTTCGATTGTTTTTCCGTTTTCAATCTTGCTCTTTTCGATTCCTACTGATGTTTCTTTTCCGCATCGGTCGCACTTGATATACATTCTATTTTCTTTCATGTTCTATTCCTCCTCTAGTCTTCTTCTTTGTCTTGCTTGTTTCGAATCTATATTGATTTGAATTTCAGCGTGAGTGATATTGTAATACTCTTTTAGCTGATCCATGCAAATTATCACATCCGCCATTTCTTCGATCAGGTTATGTCTTAACCCTTTGAACTCTAAGGGCTTTGTTTTTTCTTCCGGATTGCGTACCAGTTTAGATATTGCCTTTTGCAGTTCTGATAGTTCTTCCATAGCGACCAGGCTCTGCCTTTCGATTCCATATCGGTCCATGGTTTCATTGTTGACTCTTGCATCTAATTCATGCATCAAAAAATGAAATCTTTTGCCGTCATTTACTTTTATTGCCATTTCTGTGTCTCCTTTTCTAGTTGATTTTTGGTCCTGGAAACGGATACGTGCGGAAACACCTTCCAAACTCTTTATATATATACTATATTTTCTCGCGCGCATATACATATACATGTACTGTATTACGCTATATATTATATATATTTATTAAGTTAGTAATATTTTTGTTTCTACTGTTTCCAATAGCTTAGAAAGCCTTATTTTATGCGGTGATTCTCTGGAAACACTATATTCTTTTAGCGTTTCCACGTCCGTTTCCTTGGTTGCCTTGTATCTTTTTACGGCCGTTTCCAGCGTTACCTAAATATGATTCCTGTTTTCCCATGTGAACTTAGGATTCAAATAAACCCGTTGTTTGCCATAGCAGGCTCCTCTTTGTCTTGGCGCTGGTCCTTTATTCCACCCTAAACTTTCCATGATTGCCTTGAGCTCTCTCTGGTCCACAGGTGTAAATTTATTCTTTGCGCCATTTAAAACTTCGCACCAAATTTCGAGTAAACTTACGCAGTCTCTGATGTCTTCCCCTTTGTTCTTCGGGTCCTCTAGCCATTGGGTTCTGGCGTATAAATCCATATCTTTCCAGCCCTCTGGTAGTTTTCTGTCTAGATAGTCACGGACCATGTCTTCTCGGACGCTGGTAAACGTGTGCTCTTTTTGCATCTGTTCGGCTCCTGTCAAAGCTTCGCCCTGAAGATATAATTTTTCTCCATCCTTGAATCTCTGCTTGGCTTCAGCCCAGATCTGGTCTCTTTCTTTTGGTAGATCATCAAACACGACTTTCTTTGCCTTCGATATATCCGTGTTGATCGGCCAGAATCTCCGATTTCCTGTGTAGTCTCTTAAAAACTCGTCATCATTTGTAGTTCCGAAAAACACGCACTGTCTCGGGTTGTCCGTAACTCGTCTTGCGTAGGCTTTTCTGTATCGGTCGTCCCTCTTGCTTATAAATTGCTTCATGGACTCGATATCGGCTTTTCTGGCTGCTGATAGCTCAGACCATTCGATCACCCATGATCCATGCAAGGCTTCGTACCCTTCTTTGCCTGCAATCGTGGTTATGCTGTCACTGAACCAATCTCCGCCCATGATGCTTAGCATGTGTGATTTTCCGATTCCTTGGTGTCCTACAAGTACCGGCATATAATCCATCTTGCAGCCTGGTGTGTAGATTCTGGCCACGGCTGCGGTAAAAGCTTTCCTTGCGACCGCTCTGCAGTACTCTGAGTCCTCGCTTCCTAGATAGTCTATAAATAGCGTGTCTAGTCTTGGTATGCCGTCCCATTCTAGTGTGTCCAGGTAGTCCCTTACTGTTGATTACCAAATTAATTGCTAACACAGTATTCAAATTAAATTGTACACATAATTAGGTATATTCAAATTGTTTATACATAT